CAACTTTTTACCAAGTCTCCAAGCCCTAGATGCTGCACGTCTACTTTCGCATTTCGGACACATTACATGCCGACTGCACATTGACGTATCGTCCCTATCTCTACTGCTGCCAAGACAGCCCTCACGGGCGTATTCAATCGGATCCGATATCTTCCATTTCATGTTATTCCACTCCAGACGACCCTACTTCAAAACATATGTTATTTTTCCGCAGGTTCTGTATATTAACAAGGGTTTCTATCCTACCACTTCCTGTCCGATATAATCAAGATTAAATCCAGGTACTGGTGCGATCCAACAGGCTCCGCAAATTTGCAAAGATTTCAAACAATCTGGTGCTAATTGACCAAGTCCGCATATGCGACACTTAGGAATGTAGATCATTCTTCTTCCTCCTCATCGATGTATTTGTACACCGATTCTTTCAAAACGACAGCAATAGATGCGTCTTGACTTTGAACCTCCGCAGGAGTCCACGTCCATTTTCCATTCTTCTTAACTCTCCAGTAGAGTTTAACCATCATTCTTCCCCCCAATATTCTGACAACGTCATAATACCATGCTCCGCAGTTGCGGGTTCATGCCGGTGTTGATTGACACCGTCCTTCCATCCTTTCAGATATTCATCTAACAATTCATTCCTCAAAATCCAACGTAACAGGTTCCGCATGTATACAGCGAAGGGCTATGTATACATAAGGGTTTGGTTTACAGTAGTTAAACTAGTCAACCCATTCGTGGCTGCAATTGTAACAGCGCACATGATAAACAATGCCATTGCCGGTGAACTCTGGAAGTATCACGCCAACGTCTTCAAGGCGTGGTTGATAACCACACTTGGAACAATCCGAAGGAATGTCCTTTGGGACTTGATCAGCAAAGTCCTGTGCCATACTCTACCGCCGCCGTTGTTGCGCCTGCCGTATGCATCATAAAAACACCAAGAAGATAGGCTATGTTGTTTCTTTTGAAATGTGCGAGCACTTGTTGTGCTCGAACAGCCTGGATAACTTCAGAAGATTCAGTTTCCATCGTTCACACGTCCAGAATTGCTGGAGCATGAACTCCTTTGTAATCACCGGCTTTCGCAGTCCACTCAAATGTCGAAACATCAACAGGTTCGTTTCCGAGTGCCCCAGCGGTAATTAACACAATGCCACTCATTGCTTTGAAAAAGCCAGTGGACAGTTTTTGTGTTGCGCCAGTTGCAAGAGTAGCAACTTTCACCCATTGCACACCGTTGTTAACACCGGCTGCATCGTAAGGGGGAAGATTACCCTTTGTTTGTAAGAAGTCACCCATAAGGGCGTCATCGTCAGCCATTAAGTCATCATATGGCATATCGCCCGTAGAAGTCGATGGATTGGCTTGGGCATTGCCAGCCTTATCATATTCTTCAAGCATCGAATATGCGCTTGGTGCTGGTCCTCCCCAAGAAAAACCCTTGGTAAGTCCGGTAGCATCAACCACCTGAGTTATTTGAAACTCTCCAACTGCTAATTGTTGAGCAGCGAGACCAGGTGTAAATTGCACTGGGTTGATCTGTTGAAAATTAACACCAGATACAACTCTAAAATCTTGCCAACGAGCAAGGTTGCTCTTTTTGAGCCGATCACGCTCATCCTCTGAGTTTTCAAGATACATGTCATAAGCCATGCGCAGAGACTGTTCGTTCATCCAACTATCGCTCAATGCGTAGATATTGTATGTTTGTGTCGCCGTAGGATCAATACTCAATTTGAGTTCGTAACTACGGGATTGACGATATAAGCGTCGATTAACCTTTGACAAAAATTGTTCAATGTTAACTTCAATCTGTGGAGTAATACCTGGGCCGGTATAATCCATTCTTCCACTTCGCACAACAGGATAATGCTCGTTTTTGTCTCGGGCCATGTATTGGCCCTGTCACCGCATTCTAAAAAGTTTAGGGTAGCGGTTCGCTTCGCATCCACATTCCATAAGGTCTGGAAAGGCGTGGATATTTCCCACTAAAGCCGTTAAAGAACTTGGATAACTCCAATCTCTTGTCTCTTGGTGCTTTAATTGGTTTCGTCATATATGCAACTTTAGCAGCATATCTGATTGTTTGTTCGAACTCATGGGGTTCTGCCCAATCAAGTGAATACCGACGGCCGAGTCCAATGGTCTCAAGCAAAGGAGAGGAACCTCCTACAACCTCCGTTCTATCAAGTAGATCTCCGACCACCCAAATTCTATCCTTGGTCTCTGATATTTCATTCGACCATGATTGTTTGTCTGCAAGAATTATTGAGTGATTGTGAACATTCCACCAATTCTTCTTATCGTTCCAAGTGAACTCAAGGTTGTGACACCCAGCGTGTACACCCATATCACGAAGCATGGTATTGAGACCACGCATTGAGTGAGAACCAGTTCTGCCCGAATAGTTCGTGCGATCCGTAAGATAATTGTATTGCTTACGGAGACTGCCCCTCCGGATTCCTGTTCTATGTTTTAGTCCAGGCAACGTTGTTGTAAGAACGCCGACCATAAGGTCTGAACCTTCATCCTCCATCAACTCTATTTCTTGGTTCAACTTTTTACCAAGTCTCCAAGCCCTAGATGCTGCACGTCTACTTTCGCATTTCGGACACATTACATGCCGACTGCACATTGACGTATCGTCCCTATC